AAGACTCCAGCGTTTCTAGATAAGAACTTGTTGAAAGATAATCGTCAAACGCATTTTGAACTCTGTAGTCCTTAGAGTCTGTTTGTAATGGAGAATAAATTACATCAATCAGGGTTTCTAATTTTTCCAGAGGAAGAGTGCCCGATGTATACTTATCAGATCCTGAAGTGAATCCAGTTGGAATAAAGTTTTGGAACAAAGAGCATACAGAAGTATTTCTCCAAATATGGTTTTGTAATCCTTTTATTCCATCATTCAAATAAATAGTATCACCATAGAAAGTCTTGTTTACTAGAATATCTCTTACATATGATGACGGTTGATACGCAAGACCTGCTGGACCAGATAAATTCAAGAAATACAACCACGACATATTTTCTATCAAATAATCGTGAGCTTCGTCTTGTGTCAATAATCCAAACAAATAATTAGGTTTATTCAATTGAATGTTTGGTAATAAAGTGCTAGTAATATATGCGTTAAACTCTCCGCTAGTAGTAAAATCTTTTAGTCTTTTGTTAAGAGGTTTTAATATTAATCTTTCAAAATCAAATGCGTCTAATTTTAATATATTATTTTGTTTTACAAAATATGACGCTATTCCAGAAAATGATCTTAGTGCTGAACCTTCTGTAGTTCCTGATATGTTAAAAATAGTATTAAAATTTTTGGCAATGTCTATGTGGGAATTTATTAATCTATCAAGTGGTGATATTTGTTTCCCAAAGGTTGCGACATCATCATCCAGATAAAGATCTGGTGTAAGCATCTCTAATACTTCAACATAATTTCGTTTGAAGTATTTTTGATTTGAAGCTATGTCGTTAAAGTTTGTCATCAGACTGTCACTATATTAATTGTATAATTGTTCAGTTGGATTATTTCATTGAAATCCACTGTAACATCCGTATCTAAATTATCAACAGTTGCATACCGTACTTCAGGTATGGTAAATATAGAACGATTGAGGTCTGCGAGAACTAGTGTTTTGCCAAAATCAAAGTTGTTGACATTGAAGAAGTTTGTTATTCTTCTTCTAACTTTACCTTTTATCAACTCTTCTTTTGCAGATAAATTCTTATCTATTCTTACCGTCACCACTAAATCCAAAGTTCTTATCAACCCGTCCACCACAATTATCTCGTCTGTAAGCATTTTTTTAGGTTGCATCGCAGCAAGCAAGTCACTCTTAAATGGAATAGTAGCTTGTTGTAATTGAAGGGGGGAGGCTATCTGTAAGAGGTAGATATCTAAGATATTAGCTGAACTATAAGCGTCCCGAACTACAGCACGAGCTTTTCCTGTAGCTCCGGTTTGGCTTACGAATGCGTTTGCAAAAGTAGAATAATCCTCGGCTGTGACCAATCTATCTTGCCGTTTGAATGTTAGAGGGGCATACCGTTTGGCATGTTCTACTGTCTCAGAATCCTGACCTCCTGTTGCAAGTGTAACATTTTCCAAAGTCCCCGTGTCAGAACCAATAATCAATTGGGTATTAATAATTTCCGAATTTATGTTACCTCTAGTGCCACCTCCAACTCTGTATGCTATTGTGTATTCCGCATCTGCGGGAGGAGATTTACTTACAATACCGTCTCCGAAAACTACAGTTGCACCATAGGAATCGTCATACACAATTTCATACAATCGTTCACCGCCACCGGAAGCAAAGAATAGATTGTCCACTTGAGTCCAAGCACCAGAGGCAGCAGCGTCATTTGAAGTGATATAAACCTCTACACTCTTCTCAACAACCGGAGATGTGGTCAATGCCACTCTTTTTATTAAATCTGTAGAATTAAATGCCCCAGTTTGAATAACTAATGCACCTTCTAACAAAGCTAAATTTGTCCAGACTGTGCTAGCGGTATTTTCAGATTCTCCTGTGGTAAGATCAATAGACGCATCTGAACTAATTGGGGATAAAGCGCCACCGGGTTCTGTTTTGTACAAAGTAAAATTAAGAGGGCCTCCATCTTCTGGGGACGCTATTGAAACAACTCTCTGGGATGGGGTTATATTTAGAGGTGCGTTAGTAACCGCTGAATTAAAAGACAATCTTGCATTTGCGACCGAAGAAATAGGCCCTTTCATTCTAACCCCAACAAGCTCCATCAATTTTTTTACATTGTTTCTATTTTTTGCAGTTGATAGGAACGATTCATTTGCAAGCATATCAGCTTTCATGGACATGACTGCGCCCATATAAGCTACTAGTTCAATCAACATCATGCCGAGATCAGACTCAGAAAAATTTTGATAATCTAAAGGATATGTTGCTTTGATATAATTTACAAGGGCAGTTCTTAAAGTTAAAAAATCCGTAGCGGCATAATCAATCGTATCCCCGCGCTTAGACTCAGGAATATTTACTAACTTTAAAAAGTCTGATTGTACGGTTCCGTTAAATGCCATGTTATCCTATCTCCACATTCACATCTAGGGTTTGCTGGTTAAGCTCTTCAACTTGCACAGTTAAATTTATGTAAAGACCTTGCAGTCCTTCCATGCTTATGCTCTGACTTGGGTATACTCGCAAACTAACTACTTTAACTCCCGGAGCATATTTATTAATTGCAAGAAGAATATCGTCTCGTATGTTTTGAACAGTAAATTTATCTAATGGCTCAAATAAAAAATACTTTAAATTAGTGCCAAAATCTGGGAGCATAACTCGCTCACCTTTTGTGGTTAGTAGTAATTGTCTTAAATTATTTCTAACCAGAGTAACACCAGATTCTTTTGAAAAGTAACCCCGTTTAGGATTAGCAACCAATGGGTAAGAGAATCCATAGATTTTTTTAGTAGTGGAAACTACATCCTTCTGGATCGCTTTTGAAACTGGTCTTCCGTAAAAATTAGTCGCCATTATAAGTCAATGTTCTTGAAGAACCCTTTCTGCCCATCAAAATTAGTCTTAGTCTCACTAGTAGTTAGGGCTTTTGAGTAAAATTTAACACTTCCTAAATGGCCGTTTAACCCGCTTCTGAGTCCTGAATCTAAATTCATAAACCCTCCTGCGTTTTTATTTCCATCAGAATAACCCCCACCTAAAATCCACGGTGTGAAGTAATCATTAAGTTTTGGTCCATTTATATGGAATGGCGATCCGGTAGACGAGAACGAATATTCAAAACTATTAGATTGTTTAAATGATGGTATTCCCGGAGCTGTGTATGGAGGGACACCAAATACATCGGACAAGGCAGATGTAGCCACTAATTCACCATCGACGGCTATCCTAACTTGGTTTAACTGTGGATCAACTGCGACACTAAAATGCATAAATTCTGAGTTTACAGAACTTACATATTTTCCACTAGCTAACTGCTTGGATATAGGAATGGCGCACTTTAATACTTCATAACCAGACGCACAACCATTTATGCTTGCTTTATTTATAAACGCAATATCTGATGCGTTAATTGACCTAGTAGGAGCTATATAAAAAATTCCACCAGATGCTGGATTTGAGCTATTTGTAGCGTTAGGCGCAAGGCTAGATGTAAGTTGGCGATCTCTAGTGAACCCAATTAACATTCCTTTGGTAACTGTGCTATTGTTGGAATAACCTACTTGAGTTGGATCCAATGATTCATTTAATCCACCTGTGTTTTCACAGCCTAGGATAATTCGATGCATGGTGGATGTTCCATACCCTGTTGTTGGATTAATATCCCCAGTAACAACTCTAGAAATTCCGGGGGTGTAAACCCAAGACTCAAAAGTAAATCCTTTGGGGCTGTAAGTCCAATCTTGAAATTCCCTAGTGTCAGGCATTATTGCAAAAGAACCAATTCCATTAATACTTGTAGCGGTTGAATAAGTTGCAATTCCATTGAATCGAGGTATTGCTAGTCCTTTGCTAAATACTGAAGATGGCGTGTTAGCAATTAATTGAGCATTATTGTAATTATTGCTACTTGCACAATTCAATACATTGTACTTGTCAGACCCTATAGTGGTAACTTCTCCATCCAAGAAGTTGTAGATTGCAAAAAGACCATCCTTAACAATTACATCAGTGAGTGACAATATGGATGCTTGCGATCCATTTGAATCTGGATCATAAACAATTGCACCTGCTCCAACAGATGGAACAACTAAATGATTCATAGTAACCACAGATTCAGCCTCAGGTGCGGTCACGAACTTGGGTTTGAGGGGTAGTACGACTCCTGATACTTCTGCTTGACGCAAAACTAATTTCTTTTGATTCTCATATGCTACGGCTAAGTTAAGGTCTTTTAAGTATGAAAAATCATTGATTGGGACTTCTCCCTTTTTGAAGAAGGCTCCTTTTCCAAACAAATATGGTGCTTTGATAGCGACTTCAATTTGTTTTTTACGCCTATTAATCTTTGAGTCATACATGGCAGCAGTAGAATACAAAGATTGTCTCAAATTATTTACAACGGCAACGCCTTCGTATGTTTCAGCTATTCCGACTTGCGCTGACAAATCATAAATGTGTTTTGTTTTTTGATTTCTTAGAATGCAATAAAAATGATCTGCGTCATATTGCTCCATCATATCCGCAGAGTTGTCTATTACATTTAAATCAAAAATAGTATCGACATAATCATTGATTGATTTTAAAGAAACCCCAAACCCTTTTCCTCCCAAGTTTGCATCTTGTTCAAACTTATATTTTTCTTCAGGGAGAACGATACCGCTTACTGTAGGAAGCCCACCGGATTGCGAATCATAATACAAACCATCAACAGACAATAGGAATTGCCCCTTTTTGGATTTGGGTGGGCCAAAAACTAATCTAAATATTGGATCTGTCGGAGCGGATGAGAGATCCTTCGCAGTAAGGAACCCTGTACCCGAAACCAAATCTGAATTGATAAATACTGGCTCTAGTGTTGGATCGGCAAGCCTTGCTGCCATTACATTTCTTGCGTTTTGCAAAGCTTCGTCGGCCTCTGCTATGAAAGCCAAAGATGATTGGACTTCTGCTATCTCAACTGCATACTGAGTCTCCACATAGTTGGGATCTAATTGTTTTGCTTTTAATGCAGATGGCCCTTTTTGCAAATCTAGGAACTGCTTATAAGTGTTTACGCAATCAATTACCCCGTTCACCACCTGCGCTGCACCTAAATAATTGGCGTAAAGCTCAGTTCCAAACTGTGTAGCATACCCTACTGCATCAGCAATTGCGCCAACTTCTTTTCCTAAACTAAACGCATCCTTATCTGAACCGTTTCTGCTGAAATCCGAAGTAAATCTAAAAGTTCCATTTTCTGTATCAATTTCAAAGATTCCGTTTTGTTGTAGAATCTTCTTTTTTATACTGGCTATGTGGGAAGACGCTCTATCTCGACCTTGTTGGATTTTTTCTGAAATACCCAAAACAGCATTGCTGGGTAGTAGTGCTAATGCAGCACTTTTTCCAATATCTAATAAGCATTGTGGAACTCCAAATGCTGTAGCTAGGGAGTCTACCGGGCTTGCACCCTCCCCAAATACCTTTGCTGCTGTTTGTAGGTCAAAATAAACCATATTAATTTAAATAAATTCTATTCCCACTTATATTTATGTCACCATCCGCAGAATTGATAAAAACGCCTTGTTCACCATTGATAACAACTGTTCCCCTTGCGTTCATTTGAATATCTCCACCCTCACCCCCAGCAGTTAAATTTATCTGTTGGTTGTCGCCTTGAGCTTGGATATTAATATCATTGTGCGTTGATACAATGTTTATATTTCCAGCAAGTGGATCGCTTCTACCAACCCCATTCGCGCCCGTGGATGTGTTTACTATATTTAATACTCTACCATCAATAACCTGAATATCCATTGATGCATTTCTGGAAGTTATATTTATATTTCCAGTACACTCCATGGTTATTGCATCAGACCCCCCTTCCCCTTCGCAAAAATTCTCAGTTAAAGTAACTTTGGCAGATCCAGTTGAGTTCCTAACTATGACCGATCCTATGCTATCATTTAACTCAACTTTCATGCCGTTGGACGATTCCAACATTACTTTTTTATTTTCCTCTATAGGGGAATACGAATCAGATAAAACTAATTTATTGCCTTTGGGGGAACTAAAAATATATTTTTGAGGAACCACACCTCTAGCTTTATACGGATCTAAAAATGGATCAACAACCCCTTCGCCAGTTATTTTACCCTCCGATAAGGAATCACCGACACTTGGTTCCATGACTGATCCCATGAAATACCAATCGTTTTTATTGTTAGGTTTACAAATTAAAACTTGTGTTCCAACCTCTGGAATAGCCATGAAGCCTTTATTGTTTTGAGTTATGTAAGGGGACACATATCTAACTTCTACGCCGTGTGGGTATTGTTCAAATGTAACTATAAAAGTACCTGTTTTAAACAAATCTACATTATCTCGAACATCAGCTAATACTATTTCCATATTCACTCCTCTGCCTCTTTAACTTCTATGGGTTCTGTAGACTTCTTACCTATTGGCATCATAGGCTTTGGCATTTGGATTCTAATATCTTTTGTAATATGGAATGTAGAATAAGCTTCTCCTTTTCCTATTGAATGTTCGTACCCATAAATCACCCACAGCCCGTTAAGCACATCGCTAATGGAATTGGTTTTATTGATTCCTAATATTGAAGATTCTCTCACAAAAAGCAATGCGGGGTTGATAGATCCAACACTATTGGACAGGTGGAAGAAAGGTAAAGTTCGAATGGTTCCTCGATATGCTAATTGAGACATTTCTTCCAACATAGTTAAAAAATGTACAGTCGGATTTTCTTTTTTCCACCATTCTAAGTTTTTAACTAAAGTTTTGTCTCCAGACAAAGCCATTAAGGATGCAAAAACTGCTTCGATATCTTCTTCCGAAGTTTCAGCAAATAAGGATAACTCTTTTGCAGCCTTGATTCCTGTGTAGCTTAACCCTTTGGTCCCATCTGGTTTTATCACTGTGAAGTTTTTTATAATATTAGAAACATGGAATTTGTCCAATTCTAACAAAGCATTAAAGCCTTCATCCGTTTTATTTACTGTGCCCCTAGACCCTCGATGGAGTTTAGTTGTTTCATAAACTATTTTATTTAATATATTAAAATAGTAATGATTAACATCCATGTCAAGATCCAAAACATTTGGATCTTGAACCCCAAATTTAAATACTGGGATATTAGCTTGTTCTAGTCTTTGCTGATCTACGACATCAAATGCAAATTGTGACTTCGGTAAAGAGTATGAATTAAAGCAATTATCTTGTTTAGCTATTTGGAAATATTTGTTCGCTATTTGGAAGTATTCATCCGAAGCAAATTTTTTGTCTCTATATGCAAAAAGATAATTATAATTAAAATAAATATTTGTTGGATCTTCTGCTTTTTTACTTTTTTCAATCTCCGCCAAAGTTGCCTCGTCACCGCCAAAACCAAACTTGAACAATCCTATTTTTTCTAGTTTTATCTTACCATAAAAAAACCTATCAATCATGGTTTTATCACCATAAATTAAAATTGGTTTTTCTGGATCTATGTCTAGAATTTCTTGCCGTCTTCCTGAAAGGTCACCTAAACGAATCTTTTGTCTAATATCAAAGTTGGACTCGATCTCTTGTCTTCTTGCTCTTTCCTCTGCCCCGTGTTTGTCGCAATATTCTTTAAAATCTTTTATGAAATCAACATTATTTTCAATCATGAATACAGGTTTAATAACTTGCAAACCAGTAGATAGCCCAGCAGTAACAATCTTCAAAGGATCCATGAAAGTTTGTCCCGGTTTTTTGACTAAACTAATTTGCAAATTTTTTGCAGTTCTTGCTGCATCTGTAACCCGCTCAACGACTTTTGCGTTTGCATCAGGAGTTCCATTTGGTGAAATTAATGTTGTATCGCTATAAGTAATTATTTTGTCACCCGATGTAATTTCAGATGTTATGTCAAAACCTAAATCTTTTAGAATTTTAGGCACTACATACAATCTCCTCTTGCTAATAGCCTGCTCTTTCCCACTAGGCAGTTTAACATATATTGGAGCATTTCCATACAAGTTAGAATTAAACCTATATTCCCTGTTATAACTGTCTTCCAATGGTTTCATCAATAAGTTTATATCGGGGAACAATACCACTATGTTTGCTTTGTTAGCAGTGGCTTTTTTTAAATAATCTTTTATACATTCCGATATTGCATAATGATAATCATAAACACCCTCTTCTCCGGGGGAACTTCCAGTTGAGTTTAGTTGACTCACTCTACTAGCTTGAGCTTTTTCTTCTCTATCTTTCTGTTCTTTGGTTGCATTAAGTAGTGGAACATCATCTGATCCCCCATAAAAAAAATCTGTAAAGTTTACTGGGTCTTGTGTTATGGTAGTAATCAAAGGGGATTGTCCAAAAATTTGTATATCTCTACCTAATTCAAATCGTGATGAATCAATAGGAGTTAATCCCGGAAACTCCGAATCCACGGTAAAAAGAACAGTGACGGTTCTAAATCCAGTTTCAGCAGAAAATCCAATTTTTGCACCCGTCATAGTACAAAGGAAAGGCCCAGCCCAATTGTCTAGGTTATCACCACATCCATACGATATGTAAAAATTTGCCAAGCCTTTTGGGTTTTGTAATCTAGCTAACCGTGCCTGAATTTCTGTAATATATTGCTGTCTTTTAGCCTCAAATTCATTTACTAATTTTTGATACTCCAATTCCCCTCGTTCTTTTATTTGTTCTGGTGTTTCATCCTCTTCCCCGGGAGCGACTATATTGAAATTTCTTTTGTTTCTTTTTTCATTGCTTAAATTATATAAATCGTTTTCAATTGTCCCGTCAACTAATGCCACGGCCCCCATGTTTTTCCAGAAATCGGGGTCATTCTCATTTTGATGATCTAATATATTTTGTAATCTAGCTATTTCTTCTTCAGTATCAGTAGCGTCAAACAGGTTTCCACTCTTAGGAGCTAATAATTGCTTTAATGAGTTTGCAATGTAATTTTGTTCAAAAACTCTACCGGGGTCTAAAAGTTCTAAAGTGATAGTAAAATTGTCAGTCTCACTTCCTTCTTTTTGTTGAAAAGAATAAGCATGGGCTAACTTTATAAAATTATCTGAGATATTATTAAATAGTACATAGTCTTTCGCGGCACCCAAATATGATGAAAAGGAACCTTGCTTTATCGCCTTTTTTAAACCAGAAAAAACTTTTTTGTCAAAGGCAATTAGAATATTGAATGTGGGGATTGGTTTAGTCATAATTTAGGAATTAAAATTCTGTCGCCTACATTTAATTGTTCAAAAGGGTCTGAAATATTATTTGCTAGCATTATTAGCCACCAGTAACCCGGAGAATTGTAGAATAATTCTGATATTGCGTCCGGTCTATGTTGATATCCGTTTGGGATATATCCAATATCAAAATCATAAATTCTGTTCATGTATTTAACCAGCAGGTCATTTGCTGGGTGACCAACCGAAGTATTGGTTTTAACCCCTCGATGGTCCATAAGCACTTGACCTACCGCATATCTAGTTCTATCTGTGTTAACACTAATCATAATCTTCTACTCTTGTAATCTGTTCCTATATCCAATCTAATCGGATCAATTGTATTGATGTTCCCTACCATGGCTTCCCATCCAACACTATTGTCTCTCTTAGATATTTGTTTTACATCAAACTCTCCGAAATCACCAACTCTGATTTCTTGTAAATTTATTTCAAAGGATATCACGCGAGGCAACAAAGTTTTTAGATCATATCCATGGTTTTTATCATAATCTATTTTGTAATCTAAAGCTACACAAGGAACATCCTGATACATTATACCATGATTTAATCTTATTATTGGAGGTCCATTCGTCGGATTTTTTGCATTGTTTAGGATGGATACTCTAACCAAATTTACCCAATACATGATAAGATCAATAGCTTTAGTAATCTGAGGTCTTAAGTTATCCGCAGCCCGTCTGACTTCTGTTACTCCTTTATCCACAACAGGACGAGGTGGGTTAAAAAAATCTTCTGGAGAGGTTCTTAACGGTGGAGCAAAAAAATCTTCTGGAGAGGTTCGTACAGGTTCATAATCACGATTTAAATCTAAAAAATACCTGTCATGATCTTCTGCTTTTCCAAGTAAAGCTTCTATTTTAGGATCATTAGAATCCCCAAAACTTTTTGTAAATTCTTTTCTAAGTTCTTCTTTGCTCTTGAATGGTGTACTTCTGTTCATGTACATAGTGTCACCATAAGCCAAAATGTGAGGAAGAGTCATCTTAAAGTTTATGGAAAAGACTCTTGATTCTGCACCAGTGAAAGACATCAAAGTTGAGTTTCTTCCAACTGGCTGATACTTGGCATGTATGGCTTTTCTTGATTCCCTTATTTCTGGATCTTCGTAGAAAAGCAAATATCTGACATGGGGAGATTCTTTGCCTGATTCATAAAATTCAAATCTTAAGTAAGATCTTTCTTCTAATTTCCTATTGAAGTAAGAATCAGGAGGAACCTTGTTATAAACAGAGACTGTAGCTTTTGCTGATTCGACTATGCTTTGTTTTATAAATGCATTACCGAATCCTTGTTGTGGTATTGCCATGATTATCTCCTAACTCCTGCGGGGATTGGAGCCTGACCCCTGTTTGTATTGTTTTGTACAACTCCAATCAACATTCTTAGTAAATCTACTTGTTGTTCCTGTAAACCAAGAGCTTCCGCAGAGTTAGTATTACCTAACTGAATGCTTCTAAGGGTATCATCTAAACTCTTAGATTGTAATTGTAAGTAATCGTTGGTTTTGTAGTTTAAAGCTTCTTGTGCCGAACGACTTAGCCTATCTCGTTCTTCAGCCAACCTTTTGCGTTCTTCTGCTGCTGCCTGTTTCTTAGCTTCATCACCTTGATCATCCTTAGATGTTTCTTCATCACTGAAGAAGTTTAATATTTCAGGTAAGAAAGTCATGAGCAATGATACTAGTATTCCTATAGGCCCCAAGAATCTTCCAACAAACCCTAGTAATCGAGAAAACATGCCGAGTCCTCTGCCCACCATAGAAATTGCACTACCTATGCCCCCTATAGATTTACCTAAAGCTCTAAGATAAATTGAATTGCTGCGGAGGCTCGTAGCCATTGTCCCCATCGACCTAACAAGCGATCCAACAATGATTTGACTTCCAACAAATAAAAGAGTCTTTACTAAAATGCCAATGTGTTCTACTAAAAATGGAACTACTTTACTTGCTAAATCTTGTAAATAAGTAGTGGCTTGATTAAGCGCATTCTCTAAATTTTTAAACGGATCTTCCGCCTTCGCGCCTTCAATTCCCGGTTTCTCTAGAGGGGTCATCTTTGAAAGTTGTTCAATCGTAGTAACAAAATCTTTTCCTCCAAAGTAATCACCTAACCTTTGCAACGCAACAGTTTGGCTACCCATGCCCCCAAGAGTTCCTCGCATGATATCTATCTGGGGCTTCATCGTAGCGACAACAGACATCAAAGCTTGTTGAATTTCTTCTTGCGTTGCCGTCTGACTTGTAAGGACATCAATTTCATCTTGCAAACCAAACTGCAAAGCTCTACCAAAGAAATCAGGATTCATCAACTGATCCGTCAATCGTTTGAATGGATCTCCAGCACCTGCACCGAATTTTCCTTCCAAGCTGGCTATTGCAAGGCTAAACTCTTTTGTGACCCCAAAGAATGCCAAATCCAAATTATCAGCCAAGTCAGCCATCGCCCCAATCAACTTGTCTGTTGACATTTTAAAGGTGTCACGCATGCGTGCAAGTCTTACAGACATGTCGGAAAGTTCTGCGTTATTCGCACCGCCAGTAACTACTAATCTTCTAAAGGTTTGTTGAAGAATTCTAGAATCCCCGCCTGCGGCCCTAGTTTGCAAACTTAACAACCTGACTTGTTCATTGTTTATGGATAGTCCAGCATCCAACATTTCCAAGGCATTGGTAAGTTCTTCATTTCTACCAGAAAGTTTACCTAGTTCTGGTCCCAAAGAGTCCGCTACTGAAGCAATGGTTGCGCCTTGTCTAGTAGCTTCCTTGGAAATAGAATCGGCCTGTTTTATGAAGTTGGACATGGTGCCAACTAAATCAGTTAAGTTATTCGCTCCAATTAAACTACCTAAGACATCCCCAGCACCTTCCATCAAAACTCTTAAATCAGGGGGTGGTGCGCGTCGCGCCCGAGGAGGTGGTGGTGGGGGAGGGGGAGGGGGTGGGGGCGGTGGCGGAGGAGGTGGAGGTGGAGGCATCCCCATTTTTTTAGTTAAGGCTAGGATAGAAGTGTTTAATTTTTGTAAATTTTTATTATTAGTATTTAAAGTTTTATTATTTAAAGTTAGAGCCTTAACCATCCCGGAAATTCCGTTAGGCCCTTTAAGTGCATTAGCGATTGTATCTAACGGATTTTTACCAGAAGCCATTATTCTTCAACCTCATCTTCTTCTGCGGATGGCAATTTTTTTATATCTATCTGGACTTGTACCAAATCACTTATTTTAGATAGATTGTATGTTCTAAAACTACCAGTGCCAAAAATAGCTCTAAGTCCTCTGTGGACTGTCGTATAACTAGCACTTCGTCTATTTTTATATAGGGTTTTCAATACCTGAGCACTTATTTGCGGTGCTGTAGTTGTGAGTTTAAAACAAGCAACCAATAAATTCCCCTGTCCACTCAAAAATATTCCGTTTCCTCTTTTAACTTTAACTACGAAAACGAACAGTCTGCTACCCCCAGAATAAGTAAAAGATAATACATCCCCCGGAGAAATAAACCCAGCACTTCTAGGAATAAGAGAAATTTGATCTTGATTTATGTCTTGTAAATAATCTTTTCCTTTTTCGTATAAATTTTCGTACTTATTCATGTATAATCCTTTAGGTGTATTATGAGCGAAAACATAGATGAAAATATAGTGGACTTTTTAGATTTAATAAATTTTACTTTATCAAACCAGTTTGAGGAAAGATGGAGACATAGATTCAGTTCTTCCTTTATAAAACTATTCCAATTAAAATTATTGGAAAGTATGGACAACCAAAAACCAATAAAACAGTCTACCTTATTTACCTACTTAACAAAAAGATGTAAGTATTCTGAGGAAGAGGTAACTAATTTTTTTAAAGCCATAGAAATTGACCTGTACGACCCTATCATTCAGTATGACCGGAAAGCACAATCTAAACAGACCTGACTACGAGAGATTAATTTATCTAAACATGCCAAAATCACCCGTTCCTGACTATTACGGGTGTGTTTCATTTTTTGTAGTCTTTGGCGTGTTATTTTATTTACTTATTAAGTTTATTTTCTTTTATTGAGTTCTTAGCTTCCTCAATTCTACACTTGACATCCTCTGCGCTGTGGAATTCGGTACACTTATCCTTGTACCCGCACCAATTGCAGAACTCGTTTTTTCTAGGTGAGAAATCTTCTTTTTTCTTTTTTCGGATGTCCCAGATGTCCTTTTTAACTTCATTTACATATTTGTGAATTTGCCCCGGCAGGTATTGAACAAACACAAAATTATTAGTCAGGGGATAGTAGTGGGCTGCAATGACCTTGTTGACAGGAATCTTGAAATGCTCTGATACCGCATAGGTGTATGCTTTCAATTGGTCATTGTTGAATAACTCTAACTTAGTTTTCTCATCCGCGCTAGTCTTGTAGTCAATAATTAAGTAGTTACCTTGCTTTGATTTTATAACACGGTCAATGACTACTCGCTGATCCGTGCCCTCTATCAGCCCTACCTTAAAATCTAACTCGGTTCCTATCGTTTCCTCTAGTGTTGCGTTAAACCTGAGGAAGTTCTTGAGGCATATAAAAACCTTCTTCTCGTAGCTATCATTGAAGGTATAGTTCTGACGCTGTTCCTCAGCGATCTTAACTAGCTCATCGTAGGTCTTAGCCTTAACCCCAAGCTCAAAAATCTTATGAATGTACGAGCCAAACTGCATGGCATCGGCGTTGTTGCTAGTCTCA